AAGAGAAGCGCAGGACAAAGTTTACGTCGAAGGTACTAATGCTCACTTCCAACAAACTTGAGTATAATGTGCATTCTTTAACTTATCCTGATGCTTATCGACGGAGAGTCGACATTTGTGGAAAGGTAATCAACACTCCTGAAACTACCAAGCTGTGCCCCTCTGCAGCCACTGGTAAAAATGTTCTACGTCTTGATCCATCAAAGTGTAGTGGACCGGTCGACACCACAGTCTATCGTATCCAACTGTATAATGCTGAATCAATGCAACCAATTCCAAATACACCCCTTGTTGATTACGAAGAATTCGTTGACATGTGTGTCGAGGTGATGAGAGAGCGGTTTATCAAATCCATGTTGTTGAATGCCACGCTTGAAGAACGTGTACTGACCCGATATGAAAAGATGCAGAAGAAGTTTCGAACTAACTCTGGAGAGATCATCAAAGCTGAGGAAGCCATGAGGAATGTTGGAACTGTGGTGGTTGGAGAAGAAATTGGACCAATCCAGACACCCGCAAAATTGGAAATTGGAGGAAACCCATTCGAAGAAGATTTGAATCCATTCGGAGAACCCGATAACAATCCATTTGGAGATGCTGAATATGAAACTTTTGCCCATCAGTTGAATAATATTCGCATTCGCGATTATGACACTGTTGATGAGCATTTGGATGATTTGTTCAGAGAGCCTGAAGTCACCCCCGTTAATCCGTTGAATCCATTCGAAATCAGACCTGAGGAGATGACACCACTGTTTCGTAATGCGTTGTATGCTTCTGCCAAGAGTTTCTTCGAGACATTGAAGAACAATTGGAAGAAAATTGCAGCTCTATTAACAGTTGTTGGTGTTCTGATTGCTGGATTGGGACTCTGGAAGAAATTCTCTGGAGGTTTCAATAGTAATAGAAAACAAAAACAGACAGTATTGGAATCGAGAGAAACTGTCACCAAAACTCCCAAAGTGGTGGTTGAGTCTAAGGAAACGAAGACGAAATCTGCTACTGCAAAAGTTGAGGTGTCACAAAATTTGAGTCGTATTATCGAGAGTGAGAATGAAGGTGTGGATTGTGTTCTTGGTCAGCGGATGTATGACTTGGTTCAGCGTGAACTTTGTCCTTTTAAGATACATCGCAGCGAGTGTCCTCTCGCCGACGTGCACAAACACCCCGCCCAGTCTGAGGCTTTCGCATCTGGTGATTGCCGAACGAAGAGTATTCGCAAAGTACAGATGGAAGGTGTTGATGCAGAGATGGAAGTATGGAAAGATACAACTGCACAGATGCTGATTACTAATCGGGTAGTCAGCAATCTTTATCGTCTCTCTGGGGTGAAAGGAGAGATGATCGTACCGCTGTTGAATGGAATGTTTATTCGAGATACCATCATGCTCGTGCCCTCCCATATCACTATGGGCATGAGAGAATGCACCCATTTGCTCCTGGAAAACATTCATGGGGCTGTCTTTAAGATACCCGTGACTGAGATCAAGATGTGTAAGATTTCAGATAGTGAAGGAGTACCTAAGGATGCGGCGTTGTTGAAGTTTCCCCGTTGTGTTGGTGCACATGCTGATCTTGTCAAACACTTTCAGTTGAATTACGATATGGGCTTATACAAGCGTGCAGATGTTTGTATGCCCGTTCTTCGTAAGTTGACAGATGGTGTTGTTCTTATGTTACTTGGCAATGCATCAGCTCGTGCACAGGACACCACTCTCAATCTTGGTGATAGTAAAGTTTGGCTTCGTGAAGGATTAGTATACTCCTTGAATACAACAGCTGGTGACTGTGGAGCGCCAATCATTCTACAAGAGACTCGTTGTCTCCGAAAGATTGCTGGTATCCACGTCGCAGGCGCGAATTCTGGAGCAGAAAGTTTTGCACAATCCGTGACCCGTAAGGATCTAGAGCGTGCTCTTACTGGTTTTAATGATACTATCATCACTGATTATGATGAGGATTCTAACATCACAACAACGACAACCGAATTGGAAATGAACACTGAAATCACCATTGATGACTATGTCGCAAAATTGAGCCTCCCCGCTCGTACTTTTGCATGGATTGGTAAGGCAGTAATGGCTCCCTTTACTCCTTCCAAAACTGAGATTGTGCCATCAATGTTGCATGGATGTGTGGTGGAGCCCACCACCAAGCCTGCTATTCTTTATGATCGTGAAGTGAACATGAAGCATAAGAATCTGAGCAAATGCGCAATCAATACCCCATTCGTGGATCCGGAGTTGATTGATGCTGCTGTGAATGATTATGAAGCCGTAATGTTTACTGGACGCAGGCCAGAATTGACGAAAGTGTTAACCTTTGAGCAGGCTATCTCCGGCGACTCAGAGACTTCAGCGTATTTGGGTTCTATCAACCGTTCAACTTCACCAGGGATGCCATGGGTGCTTAAGCGTAAAGCTGGTACTAAGGGCAAAACTGGTTGGCTGGGTGATGATGAATACATTTACAATGAAGAAGTACGAGAAGCCGTTGAGTATCGTCTTGAGAGGGCAAAACAAGGAATCAGAGTTTTAACAACGTGGACGGATACTCTGAAAGATGAACGTCGACCGATCGCCAAAGTAAATGAGAAGAGAACTCGTGTATTCTCTTCAGGCCCTATGGACTACACTATTCTGTTTCGGATGTTTTTCCTGTCTTTCGTAGCTCATGTTATGGAGAACAGGATTGACAATGAACAATCAGTGGGAACGAATGTGTGGGGCCCAGATTGGGGCAAAACTGATCGAAGACTGCGAGGCAAGGGGAAGAAGTGTTTCGCTGGTGACTTCAAGGAGTTTGATGGTCGCCTTAATACGATGATAATGGAAAGGTTCGTGGAGTGTGTGAATCGTTTCTATAATGATGGAGAAGAAAATGCACGAGTCCGACGCGTGCTTGCCCTCGACATATGGAATAGTATTCATCTGTGTGATGAAATCTACTATTCCATGAATCACTCCCAACCCTCTGGCAACCCTATCACCACCATCCTGAATTCCTTCTACAACTCTGTGACAATGAGAATTGTTTACTTTATTTGTAGGAGGAAGGCAGGTGTCACCAGTTCGACGTTTGAAAAAGATGTCGCAATGGTGTCATATGGTGATGATAATGGTGTCAATCTTACGGATGACATAGCGCCCTGGTTTAACCAAAATACAGTAACTGAAGCTTATGCTGAGATCGGCATGATCTATACTGATGAGGCTAAAACTGAGGGCGATGTGCCCCCGTATCGTACACTCGAAGAGATTACTTATCTCAAGAGGAAGTTCAGATCTCAGGATGGTATCGTAGATGCCCCCCTGGATCTGGATGTTATTCTTGAGATGACTAATTGGATTCGAGAATCCCCAGATCAAGTCAGCGCATGCCGTGTGAACATTGAGATGGCCGTAATGGAACTCTCTATGCATCCACGTCATGTTTTTGATAAGTGGGTACCTCTCATCAAGGAGGCATTCGCCAATGCCACACAACAGTGTGGTTTTGAAGAGCAACTTCGTGTTCCTCTTTATGGTGAATATCGACAGATGAGATTTACTGAATACTTCGCGTAAACACCCAGGGACTTGGGTTCATTTGGATAAAAAGATAATCCTTTTGAGCTTAAGCCGCTGAGGCCACTTAATCTTTTATTTTATTATTTAGGTAGTAAGACTGAGCAATAATGCAATCATGCGTTATAGGTTTCTATTGGTTTCCTATGACATCTTCCAAATGGAGCATGTAAGTCCCCCAATCTAGGTATACAGTAGCGTGATGAACTACTACTCAGAGATGAGTTGAATCAAATATACATTAGTATCGATTTGACAGCCGTAAGCTGTTAAAGCATAAATATATATAACAATCCAAAAATTTTTAGCTATAGTTTATTGCAAC